CCCCGATCTCCTTAATTCTTCTTAATTAAATCTCTATTTACAAGTGAAATGGTAACGCTATTATCTGCCTCAACAATTGTAGAGAATACCTCTCTACTCAGAATACCTCTCGTTGTATCATCCTTGCATCCCTTGTCAAGCAGAATCTTTTCTCCGTCTTTAATCGTGATCTTCTGATCCTTCGCTCTGAGTACCCTCAACTGATCGTCTAACTTCATCATCGTTATCTCCTTTACATACCTTGAATCCGTAACTCTGGTCGTACCCAATAGATTTGAGCACCTCTTTGAGTTCGGTCATTTCATTTTCATCTTTAATTTTCATCATTACAACACCGCTCTCCATAAATGCGTTGATCCCGCGAGCCGACAGTTTTTTAACTGCCGACTCTTTAACGGTTTCTTCGCGCACGTATGCGACTGGTGCTTTTTCTTCGGTTTCTATAACCTTCTTTTTTCTAGCCATTAGCCAACTCCGAGAATATCCGCTGCCTCCTGAAGCATATCAAGTGTGAACTCTTCCTTGTCCTTGAAACTCTTAAGTCCCTTGCTCTTAAGGAAGTCCTTAATCTTTGCCTTAGTGTCATCGTCCATGCCGTTGCAAGCGCCCTTGATCTTTTCGTAAAGTTCCTCGAACTTTTCAGCATTGGCTTCAGCATTCTTCTTGTCCTCAGAGTACTTCTTTGCCGCCGCTTCTTTAGCAGCCTCTCTAGCCTTTGCTTCTTTCTCAATCTCAGCATCAGACTTGCCGCCCTTGCGCTTTTCGTTGTTGATAGCGTCTCTCATAGCGGCGATAAACTCATCTGCATCAAATGAGATTCTGTCTACAATATCTGCAAAACGAGATCCCGAATCAACAGAATATGTGTCGTCTCTGAATGAGATAATACGGCTTTCCTTGACAGTCTTATTAATCTCGATGTCCTTCTTTGTGACAACATTCTGTCTGCCAGTCTTTTCCTTTACGATTTCTCTGTCAATATAAGCGAGAGCAACAAAGTGCATCTTGTTCTTAATAACATTGAAATACTTCTGGGTAGTATCAGCAGTAAGTTTTGAGAAGGTTTCCTGAGTAGCGGGATCAATTATGTCGCTTCTCTTAACGTGTCCAATGATGATGGAACTTACGCCAACCTTCTTGAGTTCCCAAATGGCATCCACGATAAGATTAGCAGCAAAATCCTGACCCTTACCAAATCCGCCCCATGCGCTATTGATTGTGTCTGCTCTCTTATCGGGATGTGTCTTATTCCACTGGCGAATCGACTCAGCCTCTGCAAGAAGAATAAGTTCGTCAAGGGTGTCAAAGATAACAACCTTGAGTTCCTTATAGTCGGACTCCTTATTTTCAACGATATCATCTACAACATCAACGAGTTTTGCCCAGTCCTCGATAGGCTCGGATACAATACCTTCGATAGCAGACGCACCCTCTTCACGACCAATGTCAAGATGAATGTAGCCATCACTTCCTACGAGTTTCTCGCACATCTCCTTGGCGATAGTAGTTTTACCGATCTTAGACTCACCAAGGATGCAAATGTTATAATCGAGGGGATTAGTACTAATCTCCATCTTCTTACCAAATTTTCCCATATTGTCATCTCCTTTTATTCACATGTATTAATTAAATAAGTCCACGTCATCATCGTCAGAATCTTTATCATTCTTCTTAGTCTCTTCGGGCTTATTCATAAATACATCGTCCTCGGATTCAGCCTGAGAAGGAACGTAGATGTTGTCCTCAAATGTCTCAATGCTGTCCTTAAGCGCTACGCATCCGTCTGCAAACTCGTCTCTGATATCAAAGTCAACAAGTTTATATTCAACCTTGACATTGCCGTAGATATTACCCTTAGGCTTAAAATCATCGAGGGTCTTAAAGCCAAGTTCGATAGCAGTTCTCTGGTTTTCGGTAAGTTCACTCTCATCAAAAGGAATTTCTTCCTGTCCCCTGATATAAGAGATATTAGCGCTGGTCTTATAAACCTTCTTTGACTTAAGATTGTTTACAATGTTGCCGTTTTCATATGCAAGTCCGATCTGTGCAAGACGATAGTTGACGATAGCCACATGCTTTTCGTTCTCCCAATCAATCTTACTGCAATCAAAAACAAGAGTACGCTCAACATACATCTTCTTCTTATTTGTGCTTATATACTCCTCAGTATATCCGTTAATGTAGATCTTGTGCTCACTCTTCCAATCTGCTGTATCAATGCTGTCCTTAGTAAAGAAGAACTCGCCGTAAATATTCAGACCAGTCTTAGCATCGTCGTCTGCAATAAAAACACTCTGGACAGTGAATCTGTCGCGAGGCTTATCCTTGTAAAAATCTCTACTAGCCTGACCAGTTACAACAACCTTCTTCCCGTCAAGTTCGTGAATGTTATCCTTGATATAATTTGCAACATCAAAGTCGGCAATGAACTCCTTTCTTTCGTCCTTAATGAAGTTCATAACATTCTTTGAACGTACTGACTTAAGAACTCCCTCGCTATTGCGATCTTCCCAGTCAATCTCGATCTGCTCGTCATTGACATCATAGGTCTTGATCTTGTCTCTTTCCATGCCAAAGACTTCAACGTACCCCCTATTATTCTTTGTGGAGGCAACAGAGAACGATACACTCGTGTATGGATCTCCGTTTTTTGTTTTGCCGCTACGATCAAAATAACCCTTGGCATTAGGATCGGTTACGGCATGCGCGTTACCAATAAACTTAAATCTCATTCCTTTTTTCCTTTCTGTGAAAAATGATAAGTTAATAACACCCATGGGGGTGTCTAATGATATAATATCACAACAAGAAGATAATGTCAAGAGGAACATGAAATTATCTTCGTTGTAATATTCAGTAATGTGAGAAGTGGAATGTTAGCGCCAGAGTTCAGCGCCAGTTTCGAACGAAAAAATAATTTTATTTACTCATACTTTTTCTTATATACTTGTGTTCTGTACGTTTGATATCTATACTCTACCTACCGCTTAACTCTATAAGTATTTCTTTTACTTATTTTATTTACTCCACGGTCAC